TCAGGCCGGGCGGCCGTAGGTCGCGGTGAACGCGGCCGTGGCCAGCGTGTGGGCGTGGATCATGAAGCCGCCGATGGCCGTGGTGGCGTCGTCCGGCATGTCCAGCTTAGCCACGGACAGCGCGTGCACCGTGAAGATGTAGCGGTGCGGCTTGTCGCCGGGCGGTGGGCACATGCCGCCCCAGGCCCAGAGGCCGTAGTCGTTGCGCATCTGGCGCGCGCCGGCAGGCAGCTGGGCACCGCCTTTTTCGCCGGCATTCGCGGGCAGCGCGGTGACGCTGGCGGGCAGGTCCACCACCATCCAGTGCCACCAGCCCGAGCCCGTGGGTGCATCGGGGTCGTACACCGTCACGGCAAAGCTCTGCGTGCCGGCGGGGGCGCCGCTCCACTGCAGCACGGGGGACTGGTTGCTGCCGCCGCAGCCGAACATGTCGGACTCAAACACGGGCGCAATCGTGCCGCCGGTGGGAATGTCGGGGCTGCTCAGGGTGAACGTGGTCATCGGTGAAATCTCCTTCATCACAAGCCTGCCAGTATGCCTGCAGGCACCCGCGGGCCGGCACGGGCCATGGCCCCCGCACCGCATATTTTGAGAATCAATCTCATTTACACTCGGTCATTGTGTCCTGAGAGGGAGTGAGATAAAGATACACCGTGGGGCGTGATAAATCGGGACATTGCGAGATGGCTGGGGATTTATCGAAACGGTGTCCTGAAATTCACTTACACCAGTTGAAACTGAATCGGGGCCTCAAAAATTGGGGCCTCATTCGTTGAACAGGTCATGGTTTCGGGCGTCGGCCGCTGCCTGCATGCGGATGCGGATGCGATTGATCAGGCGGCGGACGCTGCGCTCGTGCATGTCGTAGCGCTTGGCCAGCTCTGCATAGTTGTGGCCATTGAATGCTTCGTACAGCTCAGCATCGCGCTTGCTGAGCTTCCAGTGGTAGTCCTTGGGGAAGTTGATGTTTTGACCGCCCCACACATTGGTCAGGTGGTCGGTCAATGAGCTGGCCACCAAATCGGCGGCCGCGTCTGATACATGCTCGGACAGGTGCTTTTTGGCCACGGCCAGCAAGTCCGACAGGAACTCATTCCTGCGGACTGCCATGCTGGAATCGCGGTCAACGAAAGTCGCCATGCTGATCAGTTGCTCCGAGGTGGAAATGGCCGCCCTACAGCGGCGCGAAGATTGTCCCAGACAAAATTGTGCGCATCAAACCCCACATTGGGGTCCAGCCCCCGCTCAAACGCTTGGCGGGCACTCTCGCGCTGCTCCTGCGTCAACAGGCCCTGCTGGTGCAGCGCATGCACTTCGTCCTTCAACTGGACAATCGCACTAGGCAGAAAGCGCATGCCCCACTTCTTGAGGGTTTCAATCACCAGCTCCGCACGGGCCTGCCAGTGCTTCTGCGGGTTGGACGCGACGTAGCATTCACCACGCATCCATTGCACGTCGTCCACGCCCGTCATGCGCTGCACATACGCCGTCAACGCCGCTTCTGACGGGTCACGTACCGCGCCCAGCTCATGCAAGAGCAGCCACAGGGCGCGCACCTTCCTGGCATCAACACCAGTGGCCTGCTTGCGGTCGCCAGAGGTCTTGCGCAGTCGGAAGCCTTGGGCCTTGAGGTAGTCCAGCACCTTGTTCATACCGTCGATGGGCATGGATGACAGCGATTCTTGGCCGCCCTGGGCCAGCAGGATGGCGCGGTAGGTCGGCTCGTCCAGGCCCAGCTCGCGCCTGGCCACGTGAACCAGCTTGATCAGCTTGGTGCGGTAGGCGTTCTGTTTGGCGGTGGCCATGTGGGCCGCAGTGGATCGTGGATTTGGCATGGTGCAAGCAGTGGTTGATTTAAAGAGAAGGCCCCCGGCTGGTTGGTTCCTGCGCGGGGGCCTTTTGTGATGGGCGGTTGGTCAGAGCACTTGCTGGATTTCTTCAGCCATCTTGCGGCTGGCCGCTATCCAGGCGGTGCGGGATGCCTCCTTCAGCTCGTCCCAGGTCGCAACCTGCTTTCCATCCTTGGGCAGGGCCTGCTGAAACGCCTCGTAGGCGCGTTTGGCGATGGCTTCAAAGCTTTTCATATATCCAATCCAATCTGCTTGGGTGCACCTCGGCCAGACAGGCCCTGGTTGTACTTGGCGCGGGCACCAGCCTCACGGCCGTCGTGCCAGTCTCGGTGCGACACATTGCTGCCTTTGGTGCGGTCAACCGGCTTGGTTTGACCCATTTGGCTGTGGTTGATTTCCTTGTACCGTTTCAGCAACTGCTGGTTCGTTTCACTCGTTGCAGCGGCAGGCAGCTTGTCTTTCACACCGACGACCCAGCCCATGGCATAGGCATCACCTCGAGCTGACTTCGTCGCAGGCTTGCAGTTTTTCGGCTGCAGCGCCATGTGCGCTTTACGCCCTTTGGCGCACTGGCGCGCCAGCACGTCATAGGCATATGCAGCGATCTCTGCGGCTGGGCCCACTCCGATGAACACAAAACTGCGTTGCGTCCGTGTCTGGCCCAACATGGGCCAGCCACGGTGCTGTTGGGTGAAGTACTGGCAGCCAAAGGCTTCAGCGACCACCACACACAGCATCGCTTCCCAGTTCTGCAGAGTGACGTTGTGTGCCTTCGCTCCCTTTTCCTCAACATCCGCCAAGCTCACGTCCTCGGCCGACAGGCCAAACTGCTCCATCAGCTTTTGTGCTTGGCGCATGGCTGCAGCAGCTTCGTGGGCTTCAGGGCTTGCCGCCAGGGCCAAGCACTTCTTGATTTTCTGGAGTGCTTCGTCGCGGGTCATGCTGCCTCCTCTCGGTTCATCCAGATGCCATGCGTGCTCTTGCCCATGTGGCGCAGCACGTCCGGGGAGCGCTCGGTCGTGGCGATTCGCCAGTAAGTGCTCGGGTCAGCCTCATGCAGGACCTGCGCAGCTTCCTGAATCTGGGTTGCGACCAGGTCATTGCCTGCATCGAAGCGGACCACGGTCTTCCAGGCCCCGGCCGTGTTGACCTGGAGCTGGACGGGGCGGGGTTGGGCGGCGCTGCTCATACGGCCGCCAAGTCCAAAGGAATCGCCTTGTACTGCTCGGAGCTGCCGACGCGCTCATACACACGCACATAGACGGCTGTACCGGTGGCGTTGATGCTGTCTTTGAGCGCCTCCATCGCCGTTTTCCATTCGGCATCCTCAATGTCGATGCGCAGCAGGTCCAGCACGGCCGAGGTCTTGAGCTGGCCATTGCGCCCAGGCGCAAATGCACGGCTGACCAAGGCTGAGATTTGCGGGTTGGCGCCTTCCGACCAGCGCTTGATGCAAGCCATGATCAGTGTCTTGGCTGCCTCCATCTCTTCGGTGAACTGCAGCACATCGGCCACGGATCGCTGCACCTTGAACTTGCCGTCATAGGTGGCGACAGAGATATTGCCCTTCTTGCCGCCCAGCGCCACGTCGTAGCGTTCTCCAGCAATCTTGACCAGGTCGTCAATATCACCCAGCGCCTTCTTTTTGAATGCCGCCAGCTGGGCGTTGATCGCCACGGCCTGCTCAACCAAGGCACGCGCCACCTCGTCGCGCAGCAGATCCTGCTCACGCACGTTGGCGCGGGGCACCAGATGCCCCAGGGCGTTCTGCATGTAGCCTTCGGGAATAGTTTCAGGAATATTTTGGTCCATGGTTTGTCGAGCCTTATTGGATGGCGGTGGGTAAATCGGAGGGGAACTGGTGCGGCTGGTGCTCTGGCACTGGCGGCGCGTGTGGCGTGGCAATCAGCTGTCCGGCATACGCTGCCAGGGCGTAGCCAATGTCACGTTGCGCTTCGGGCGGCAGGTTTTTGCAAGTGCCGCGGTGCATAGTCAATGCGGCATGCATGACCACGGAAGCGCACAAAGTGCGGTCTTTGAGCACCTTGTGAAAAATCTCCTGTGCCAGTGCATGCGCCATTTGCTCTAGCTCTTGCACGCTGCGGGGGGCGCGGTTGTCGATGTCCATCAGATAGCCCCCCGGCTTGGGCAGCTCAGAAAGTCCATCGAACCGGCGCGGGTCGGCGCAGCCTCCCAGCCTTTCCAGACCGGGGCCTCGTATACGTTGTCGCGGCGGGCTGGCAGCACGCCAGGCGCAGGGCCGGTCACCACGTCCCGTGGGCGGCCGACGCCACGCTTGGCCGACGGTGGCGGCGGCACCTGCAGGCCAATGCTGGGCAGCTTGGTGTAGGCATTGGGGTTCACGCGCCAAGCGCGCTCCCCCTGGCCGACCGTCATCTTTTGCACCCACCACCCTTGCTCCAGGTTGGAGAGGCGGCGTTGCAGATCGTGGCGGTTTTCCGAGGGGAAGGCCGCCAGCAGTGCGGTCACCGTGCGGGGGCCGTTTTCGGCCAGGTGCTTGATCAGGCGAATGCTCTCGCGCCCCATCTGTGTGTTGCTCATAGCTGAACTCCCAACAAAACAGGTTGTGCAGGCTTGGTCTCCTGCGCTTCTTGCTCTTCCTGGTAGCCCATGCACATGCTGTATCCGGCCTTCATGCCCTCCAGGTGAGAGCTGTCCAGCAGTGCATCGCTGGGCAGCTTCCCCACCACATGGGCCAGGGCCAGCACGCAGGCAACCAGGGACACACCCAGCCAGACGACCAGCGCTGTCATCGGGTGCACGCGGCTCTTGCGGCGGACGTTCATGCCACCTCCCGGCGACGTGGCACGGCAGCAAGCACGCCCTCGTCTTCATAGATCAGGAAGGCCATGTCGATGGCGGCACAGTCGCTGCTGAAAATGCCGCTCATGACCGCGAGCTGGCGGTTGCCCAGGGTGATCAAAACTTGGTAGCTGTGCATGTCAGTCCCCTTGGATGGCGGCTTGCACCAGGGCGCCAGTCACCAGGGGCGCGCCGATCTGCACCGCCTTGTTCATGGCGCAGGTCACCAGGTTGTTGATCGCCAGCGGGTAGCACAGCGACTGCATGCCAGCCTGCTTCTTGCCTGCATGCGTTTCATTGACCGTGCGGCGCAACACGGCCCGGATGGCGTCGACCGCATCGGGTGCCAGCACCTTGCTGACGTCGGCACCCACGCGCTTGAACTTGTGCGCCAGGTACTCAGGCACGTTGTTGTCCAGTGGCGGCAGCGTCACCAGCTCGCAACGCTGGACCACCTCGCGCACCTCGGGGTTCTTCTCGCTCAGCTTGCGGCCCAACTCAGGCTGCCCGATCAGCAAGATGGACAGCAGCTTCTTGAAACCGTCCTCCAGCTCGTAGAAGCGCTTGAGGCTCTTGAGGGTCGGCACCGCCAGGTCGTGTGCCTCCTCAATGATCAGCACATGCTTGTTGCCCACCCGTGCGCTCTCGCGCAAGATGGAGTGCATCTGCTCGGTGCGGCGCTCATGGCTGGCGCGGGGCGCCACACTGGGCGCCAAGGCGCGGATCACGGCCCCAGTGATGTCCCCGGCCAGCAGGGGGCGCCCCGCCTTGCTGCTGGCACTCATGCCCACCACATACGGCTCAATCACCGTCACGCTTTCGGGGAGCGTGTCGACCCAGGCCAGCAAATCCTTGCGGATCGTGCTCTTGCCGCTGCCCGACTCACCCACCACAGCCAACATGCCGCCGTGTTGCGAGGTCTGGCGCACGGAAGCGCGCACGTAGCGGATGTCGTCACTCACAAACACGTCATCCGTGCCGCCCATTTCATTCACAAACGGGTCTTTTACAATCCGAAAGTGCTGTCGTGCCTCTTGGGTCAGGCGTTGGTGTCTCAATAGCATCGTCAAATCCTCCTGCTCTGGGTTGGCCTGCTGGCCGTGGGACAAAAGGGCTCCTGCCGCGCTGCAACGCGGCGGGAGTGCTCCCTCGAATAAATCGTCAAAGGCGTGCAAGACCTGCTCTTCGGTGGCGCCATGCGCCCGCAGGAACTGCTCAATCCGGGGCCGCATCACCGTTTCGTTGGTGGCGGCCGTTTTGGGCCATTTGTTGTATTTGCAGATCAAACTGATCGTGGCCTTGCTCACCTTGCAGTGACGGCCCAGCGCGGTCTGCGTCTGCTTTAGCTCCACCAGCAAATCGCCCAATGCCAACTTGAAGTAACCGGTTGCCATATCTCTGCGCTCCTCCTCATACCGCCCGCAACCCGCCAGCAGCGCGCAGCGGCTGCTCATGGACCTGCATGGGGTTCTTGAATTGATCAATCAGCGACTGGACCTGGTCTTCGGGCACGCCGTCCTTGAAGCGGGCATGCATGAAGGTGTGCTCCTCGGCCGTCAAATGGCGGCCCAGCTCGGCACTGATGCGCAGCATCACCGTCACTGCATCCAGCAGCTCGGGCGCTGCGGGCTGTGCGTGGGCCGGGGTGGCAATCTCGGTGCCAGGGCGCTGCAGGTAGCTGGGGTGCTCCACATCGGCCAGGTAGCTGTGGGCGCGGATCTCGCCCCCAAAGGGCACGGCCTTCTTTTGGCGGGCCTGGGCCGCGTCCTGGCCAGGAAACGCCAGCTCGTCCATGGACTTGCCGGCCACCTCGGCGGGGGTGGCAGCGTGGCTCTTGAACTCCTCGCCAAACACCGCAGCGGTCAGTGGGCGGCCGAAGTCGTCAAACTCCGTCTGCGGCTCCACCCGGTACACCAGGGGCTCACCATCAAACCGGGGCAGCTCAATCTGGATCGCCTGCTCGCCATAGACCAGGGGGCGCACACTCACGGTGTCACCCACGTTCACGCCGTTCAAACCGTCCAGTGAGTAGCTCATGGAGCGCTCGGCCTTGGGGTGCTTGTAGCTGATGCACAGGTGGCCATCCACCTTGCGCTCCACTTCCTTGCCGGTCATCAGGGCGCGGCACACCTCCACATCGGGCAGCAGGCGCAGCTCTTCGCTGCGGATGCGCTGCCACAGGTCGTAGCGGGCCATCGGCGCAGCCAGGCCATCACGGCGCAGGCGGGTGTCCTGGCCGGGGATCAGGTTGGCGTTGTAGGCCTCGGCCCAGGCCGTCGCGGCTGCATTCAGCGCTTCGATGTTGTCCACGGGCTCAAAGCGCAGGCGGCTTTCAAACTGTGTTTCCACAATGTTGTTGCTGCCTTCGACGCCACCCTTGGCGCGGGCATTGCCCGCCTGGTGGGTTTCGCTTTTGCATTCCAGGCTCTTGAGCAGGCACTGGATCGCCGTGGCCGTGTTGGCGCTGCCCTTGTCCCAGAACAGGAACTTGGGCACACCGTGGAACAGCACGCCGTCTTGCTTGCCCCAGGCCTGCATCAAAAAATTGAACAGGTTGGCCTGGCTCTCGCCGGCTGCCTCGCAGTACCAGACGAAGATGGCGCCGCTGGCCATGTCCCACAGCACGTAGCGCCACACCTTGAACTTCACCTTGGCGAAGTTTTCCAGCTTGTTCTTGTAGAACTCGCGGTCCTCCATGATGTGCTGGCGACCGTTCAGGTAGTACACCAGGCACAGGCTGGGGTCCACCTGGTGCACATGGTTGGGGTGCAGCGCACGCAGCTGCTGGGCCGGGGCGGCCTGCCGCTGGGCCTGCACATTCAGGCCGCGCTCACGCATCAGCTTGTTCAGGTGGGCATTGCTCACCCCGACCGGCAGGCCATTGGCCTCCAGCACGCTGCGGGCCACAGGTGTGTGCATGGTCTGCTTGCCGTTGTCGCGCACGCTCTCACGCTGCACGGTGGCCAGGGTCAGCAGCGCGTCGCTGCTCACACTGGTGCTGCCCTTGTCGGTGCGGCACTTGCGGCCACTCTCCCAACCCGCCACCTTCTTGAGCTGGCGGTACACCGTCTGTTTGCTCATGCCCAGGAACTCGGCCGCCTGTTCCACCAGCTGGCCGCTGGCGCCGTGGGCGGCACCTTCCAGCTCGCGGGCCAGTTGCCGCAGGTAATCGCAGGTTGCGGGGGTCAGTGCCATGTCTTCGGGCTCCGTCGTCATGGCTTAAGCGGCTTGCACCAGGTTGTGGCCGTACTCGTCGTGCAGGCGCTGCTGCAGGCTGTTCACGTTGGCGGCCAGGCGGACCACACCGTCGTACAGCTTCTGTGCTGCTGCCTGCACCTCCAGGGGCATCGGGGTGATCACCTCGGGGTCATAGCCTGGCATCTGCGTGGCTTCTTCCAGCCACCAGGCGTCCAGGGCTTGGGCTTGCTGGGTCAAATCCAGCAAAGCGCTGGCGGCTTCGTTGTGTGCCTTGTCCGATGCGGACATAAAGTCGGCCAGGCGCTCATTCAAAGGCTGCAACTTGGGGCCGGTCTTGAGGGCCTTCTCCAGCTTGTCCGCGCGCTGCATTTCCTTGTCGCGCTTCTCGGCGATGAACTTGTTGTCCTCTTTCGACTGGCGCAAAGCGGAGCGCAGCTCCTTGACCGACATCGTGGCAATTGCGTCCAGCTTCAGCTCGCCGGTTTCCCCCGTGAGTGCCAGCTCATCAATCTGCTCATCGTCCAGAACCAGCATTTCGAACAACTTGGACTGCGAGTCGACCGACTTCAAAAGCGTCGACGTCGACGCTTTTGAGAACTTCATGGCCGACTGCATGAACTTCTGAGCGACTCGCGCTTCAATCCCGAGAACCTCCAGACGTGCAACAAAGCTGCCATGCACGCACACGGCCTTGAGGGCGACCAAGCCGCGCCCGACCTCCAGGCAGGCCTCCACGCTGCGCCGCATATTGGCGGCGATGTCACGTTGGATCAGGTCGGCGTCAATACAGTCGCCTGGCAGTTGGTAGCCCACTTGCAAGGCGATAGCGCGCACGCGGGCCTGCATCTGCTGCTCTTCCACAGCCAGCGCATCCTGCGTCTGCTCAATCCTGGCCACAGCGTTGAGGCTCAACACCACATCGGTCACGGGTTCTTGGGTTTTGTTGGCGGTACGTCCCATGTTTCTCTCCTGGTAATCAATAGCTGCTGGTCATGGATTGGCGGCGGTCATCCAGGCGCGTCTGCGCCTTGTCGAATGCATCCGCCACCTTGAAAGTCAGGCGCGTGAACTGCGCCGTGGGGTAAAAGCGGCCGGTCTCCTCCGACTTGCGGCACCAGCCGTAGGCAATCAGGGTCCGGGTGGCGCGGGTCACGGCCACGACGCTCAACTTGCTGGCGTCGGAAATGTCTTTGTTGCTGGCGCCTTGCTCGGCATAGCCGCACAGGACGTCCAGAACCTTCAAGACCGGGATGGCGCTCTGGGTGATGGGGTGCTCGGTGCTCATTGGTCAAACTCCAGCTCGGGCGTCCTGAACAGGCGCACGTTGTGGTGTTGAGAAGCCACCTGCTCCAGGTGGCGCTGCAGTTGCTCCAGCAGTGCCTGCGTGTCGACCGATGCTGGGTTGGCATAGAAAGCCGCCAGCTGCGTCATCGCCGCGCTGCAGTCCGACGTGATCTGCAGCAGCTCTTCCTGGTTGACCTTGGTGCCCTTGGGCATGGGGATCACCATGCGGCCGGCCGATGCCGCCAGCCAGTCGCTCACAAAGTTCGCGCCGCAGGCAAGCTCAAAAGTCGGGATCAGGACCGCGGGCATGCGCCCCTTGCTCAGCCAGCCATACAGCGAGTCTTCAGAGGCCCCCATAAGGTCGGCAATCCGTGCGACAGACAGCCCACGCTTTTCCAGGGCGTAGTCCTTACAGCCGCGCAAAGCGTCCGTCAGGCTGTTGGGGCGAAAGCGTTTCCAATTACGTGGCGGCATTCGAAGGCCCTCCCAAAACCGGATTCCAAACAAAAACCTGCACTGAAATGCGTGGGGCTCGGACACTGGCAGCAACCAACAACCGGGAGCGAACCAATGGCCGAAAACGTCGAACTTTCTTTGCTGGAGAGGCTGGTGCACCGCGAGGTGCAGGCGCAGTTGCGACCACTGCACGCTCAGCTGTGGGCTCACCACTGGGTGCTGACAGAGCTGGTGCGCCAGCTGCCTCGTCCTGCAGTGCTGGCTGCTGCCCAGCGGCTGGACCAGATGTGCCAATTACTCCCAGCAGCTCAAAGGGAGGCGATGAGGGGCGCGCAACAGTCGTGGCACCTGTACCTAAGTCAGCTAGGCGCCGTTGTAGACGGTGAAACGCCGCCAGAGTTCGGCCCTGGCCAGCCAGTGCCTGCACGGCTGAAACCGGCACTTTGAGCGCATGGCAGTAGGCAACCCATGCAGCACTCAGGCGGAATGCCATCGGGTTCATGCCGCAGACCCTTGCAGTGCAGCTGCTGGGGCAGGCGCGACGCGGGCAGGACGGTTGGTCAGCACGCCATCCTTCATGCCCAACAGCACTGCGATGTTGTGGCTCTCGCCCCGGAAGCACTTTTTGCGACCGGCGAGAACCTCGCTGACAAGGCTGTAATTTTTTTTGTTTTCGCGTGCCCACTGGGCAATCGTGATGCCTTGGTACTCAAGCCAGGCGCGGGCCTCGGCTGGGGTGCGTAGCTTCTTCATGGTGTGCCAAAATGGTGTAAGTTGATGTGAACAAGGTGCAGTAGCTCTGTGGAAGGGGCCGCTGCTTTTTTTGCCTCTAGCGCGGTGTAGTTAGGTCGTGCTAGGTAGGCGTTGGTGTAATTATGCGGCACAAACGTTCCGCATTGCAATAGCTGATCGGAACATTTGTGCCTGATATTGCGAATCGTCTGAAAGCAGCCCGGGAAGGCTTAGGGCTGAGTCAGCAGGCCATAGCTGAGCACTGCGGTGTGACATCGCGCTCTCAGCGCAATTACGAGACGGGCGAGCGTCAGCCAGATGCCCTGTACTTGGCGCGTTTGGTCGAACTCGGGGTCGACGTGATGTACGTGCTGACGGGTGAGTCCACGGGCTCGCAGCCAGCAACTGACGCCAGCGAGCAACTGCTGCTGGAGAACTACCGCCGCTGCGCGCTGCCGGCCAAACAGAATCTGTTGCAGAACTCTGTGCTGTTGGCCGCAGGCATGGGCGCCGCCCAGACCCCAGCCACCTCCAAATCCAAGACGGCCGCAACCTCACCGGGAATGCACATGTCCAACGTGGGCGACGGCAACGTGCAAGTGGGGTCTGTCAGCGGTGGCTTGAATGTGAGTGCGCCGCGCAAGCGCGCAACGGCCAAACCAAAAGAGAAGTAGGTCCAATCCAGAAGGGGAGACAGGGTGAAGTTGAGGGAGTTACTGCAATGGCTTCTCAAGCTATTGCCAAAGCAAAAAATGCAGGACGTGGGACATGGCAATGTCCAGGTGGGGCGAGTCGACGGTGATCTGTGCAGCACGCAGAACTCCAACAACCAGACCGTCTACAACACCTATTTCGTGATGGCGTCGCAGACCTCCACAAAGGTGGTGCGGCCCATGGACAACGCCACAACATCCAGCGCACCGACCTCATGCCCCAGGCCCAGTGAAACCACCGATTTCCAGCGTGATCTGCTGCGTTTCATGGCCCAAAGCCCATTTCACGAAAGCCGCGCCGAATACTTCATGCAGCGCGAATTCGGTACGGTCTGGGTCAAGAGCCTGGACGAGCTGCAGTGCCGTCGCACCACCCGATATGTGGAGACCTGCATCCGCAACGAGCAGGACAAAATGGCCGTGGAAAACAACTTGCCTTGAAGGGACCGCCTTATGAGTACACCCACTGACCAGCTTTGGATGTCTGTCGAACAGGAGGCGGACAACGCACAACAGCGCAATCCTGGCCTGTGGGCACGCTGCTTTGCCCAGGCCGAGGGCGATGCATCGAAAGCCAAAGCGCTGTACATGACGGAGCGTGTGCGGCAGCTCGGAGGCGCACAAGCCCCTCAACAGCCCCCCAGAAGCAATGAGATGGGCTGGGCTGCCAAGTTGGGCTTGATCTGCATGGTGCTGGTGATCGGTTTTTTTGCGCTGGGCGCCCTGCAACCCGATGACGGGAGCGCAGACAAACGTGCGGCCATTGACACCTGCTGGAACGAGCAGAAGAACCCCGCACTAGACCCTGCTACGCAGCGCTTTGTGGCCAGCACCTGCCAAACGCTGGAACGTGAATTCAAGCAGCAGTTTGGACAACAGCCTTAG